ATTTTGCTTCTGACGCTTGCGTAGCTTCTGCGGCTTGCAAGGCAGCTAAGTCAAGTTTCTGTTGAGCCTGCGAATCTGCACGGGCTCTTGCGGCTATAGTAGGAAGTAATTTTGTTTTTGTTGCTGCAAACGCCAATCTTTCAGCTGCGCTCATACCCGGCCTTTCTCCTTCCATAGGAGCCGAAAAAGTTAAAGCCGTGTTTGCAATATCAAATAAAATATCCGCTTGTGTTCTTTTCTTTTGTGTTTCGGGGTCTCCTAAAATCGTACTGTATATATCTTTCTTATCTTCAAAAATTTCTTGCAAAGGTCGGGCTTCACCGGCTTGGGGTATCTGCCCTAATATATTTAATCTATTTGCTATAGCAGCTTGATTTAAAGCTAAATTACTGATGTTGGTGTCCGTAACATTTGGAAAAGGCGTAAACCTACCACTACTGTCTCCAGCTACACGATTAGCGTTTGTAGAAGCAAAATATTGAACTGGGTCCTCGTCTCCACGGCGGCGAACCTCACCGCCTAACTTAAAATTTTCGGGTGGTTCGTTGCCAGCCCCCGTCATGCTCATTATTCCGCCAGCCATATCGCCTTCGACCGGAACGTCCATTGCCTCGCGAGCCATCGGTGCAATGCCTTCATCTACCATCGCCATTTGAACGACAGGTGTTACAAGAGCTAAAACACTATCAGGTGTTTGTGAAGCATCATCAGGACCTACAATAGAAGCTAAGTCTGTTCTTCGCTCTTCTTCTGATTTGTCCCCACCTGAAAACTGGTTCATCATGCTTTCAAAGTCAGAGGCTTGTTCTAAATCACCTGTTGTTTCTGCTGCGTTTTCTAATGCGCCCATAAGTAAATTAGGGTCCATACCCTGTTGAGCCGCCATTGGTGGCTGTTCCATTGGCATAGCTGCCATGTCCGGTTGTTGCATCAAACCTGCAACGCCTCCATCCTGCATATATCCCATGTTGTTGCGCACTTCTTTCGGCAAATTTGGCAAACCTTGATTACCTGCTGGTATGGGTTTTAAAGCCGCTCCGCCGTTTGCAAACATTTGTCGTTGCAATAAACTTCTATTCATCATCCGAATAACCCCGCTCTGTTTGCCCCTGCTGCCGCTGATAATCCTGCAATACCGAGGCCTAAATATTGCTGAAACGGTGATACATTAGGCGCACTGGCCTGTGTAATTGTTGATTGTGAAGTAGGTATTTTACTGTAAATATCGCTTAAAAAGCCTAACCTTTGATAAGGCTCGTAAAGTTGTCCCATTTCGGTTTGTCTTTGAGCTTCAAGTTGAGCCTGATCTTGTGCTTGTAATAACTGCCCTATTTTATAAGCGCCCTCTACATCTCTTTGACCTAATCCTTGAAGCGTTTCTCCAAGAGCCGCTTGTCTTAAACCAAGTTGCTGTTGTTGCCCAGATAACCCTGCTATGCCTTGACCAAGAGCTGATTGTCTTGCAAGTTCTCTTTCAGCACCCGCTTGTGCCTGCATAAAATTCTGTGCTTGCGCTTGCGCTAAAGCAGAAGCTCTGTTTCTATCTACTTCTGATTCTGTTATCTGTCCTCTTGATCCACCAAAAGCGCCTGAACCTACCGCTCCTGCGCGAGCTTGGTTTAATTGCATATCATAAGCTCTGTTAATTTCATCTTGAACAGCAGACTGATAAGGGTTCATATAACGAGTAATCATGTCCCCTGTTACAGGACCAGCTCCAGCTCTTAATGCTGATTCTACCCCGCCAAGTGTTTGTCCCGCTGTCCCTAAAGTCTGTCCCGCTGTAGTAACATACGGCATAAAAGCGCCCAGACCTTGCTCTGCTTGGGCTCTAGCTGCTTCTTGAAGACCCGTGAGCCCTGCGACTTGTTGCGTAGGTAAAGTTACGCCCTGATCCGCCAGTTCTTTAGCTGATTTTAAAAGCCCAATTCGATAGGCTTCTATCTCCGGACTTTCTCTAACGGTTTGAATGGTTTCTTCTACTGCCATTATGCCATCGCCCTTCCTTTGTTTTCTAGTTTACGCATAACACTATACATATTATTTATGCCTGCGTTAAGGTTTCCGTTACCTAATCCTTTTACAGCGTCTGTTGTCATTACAAATTCACCCGGCATCAACATAGCTCTAACACTATCTTTCCCCGGTGTGCCTTCGTTAGGAGCGATACCGCCAGTTCTTCTTGGAAATATTTCACCGCCGTCAGCTGCTGTTTGAAAAGGTGCTTGTGAAAAAACATAAGGATTATATTGAAAACCGTAACTTGTCGGAACTGCATAAGTCCCTTGACCCGTGCTTCGTGTTAAGCTGCCTACGTTATATAAATCTGGGTTTTCTCTATAAACGTCTAAACCTGATCTTGGTACATCTAATCTTTCTTGTTCAGGCTCATCAAAAGCACCGGCTGCTGTTAGTCCTAACCCCGCAATACCTATTGAGGGACCGTATTTTCTTAAAAAACCGGGGCTCATTTCCGTTGTAGCTTGTTTCAAAGCAGTGTCAAAAGTTAATTTTCCACTAGTGTCTTTTGCTATTAATTCTGCTGCTCTTGCATTTAATTGTTCAACTGTAGGAGTTTTACCAAATAATAAATCACTAGTTTGCGTACCAAAATCTTTCATACTTTGAAACATAGACGTTGATTCTGGTGGAGGCGCGTATGTTCCTTCAGGACCACCCGGAAGATAATCAAATTGAAATTCGCTTGGTTTTAAACCTGTTGATGAAGAAAGATCTTTTGCTGAATAGTTTACACCTTTAGGCATCCCAGATAAAACTTGCTCATCTGTAACAAAAGGTTTTACTTCTGACTCACCTATTAAATCTCTTAAACTTGACGGCGCACTTGTTGTACCCGTTAAAGCTTTAAAATTACCTTGAAAAGCAGACCCAATATTTGCAGTTCCCTGACGTACGTCAGCCATTACGTTTTCACCAAAGTTAGCATAACCGCCTTCACCAGCAAACCCAGCTGATACAGCACCCGTAGCACCGCCTAATACAGCAGATTTAAACGCGTCTTGTACGCTTCCGCCCTGAACCAAAGTTCCTATACCTGCACCCAAAGCACCTGAATATACAGCGCCTAAACCCGGAAACATAAAGTTTAAAGCCAAAGGTATAATTATAGGAGCTGCTTTTTTAAGAGCTTTACCTACACCTTTAAAAGCCTTTGATACACCGCGTCCTATACTACTTACGCCTTTTTTAATACCTTTAAATAATTTGCTTAGAAAAAATTCAGGTAATCCTGTGTCAGGGTTTATACTATTTTTACTTGTTCCTACTACATATCTTTCTGGGTCTTCAACGCCCAGTTCTTTTAGATGTGAAAAAATACTTTCTTTTAATTCTGGATTATCTTCTATCAAGGCCCGTGGCACGATAAGCTCGCCTTTTTCCACATGAGCTACTGTATCATCACCGTAACGACCATACTCAGCTATTTTCTTACCAATTTTTTTAAATTGTGCAATACCAGACGCACCGAAAACCTGCTCAAGTTCTTGGTCTTCAAGAACATTAAGTTCTTCATCGGTATAAATAAAGTCAGCTATACCACCTGCTGGTATTTTTTCTTCTTTTATTGCCGGGTCCATGTTCATCATTCTACTTTATTTTTATTTATTAGTCTATGTTATATATTAGCTAAAGCACTTGTTGTTATTCTTGTTTTACTTATTTCTTGTATGCTTGCAACAACATGAAGTCTAGCTCCAGTCGCGGCTTGCACTTTTATTATCTCACCACTTTGCAAAATTAAGTCTTTTAACAATAATTCTTTTGTACTTACTGCACCAATTTCTTCTAGTTTAAAAAGACTAAAAATATCTGATCCAGAAACAAGTGTTACTGTTATTGTATCTGCACTGCCAGAGTCATTAGATACAAGTATTGAATTAATAACTGACGCATTAAAATCCGCACTACTTGGAGCGGTGTATAAGACTTCATTGTCAGTATCTGTCAAATCTATTTTTGCATTTGTTATACCTTGTATATATTGAGGAATACTTGTAATTAACATTACCTTCTACCATCCTCTCGTACATCTACTCTTGGCGTACCTAATTTATATTTACTTCCTTCATCTGTTGACTCTACTCTTATAGCAAAAGATCTGCCCCTTATTCTATAATCTAATTTATTTGTAAATTGTTCTACTGGAGATGTTGCCGATCTTTGTGTTGTGTTAGAGCCCGACTGGTCATAGTTAGCACCAGAATGTGTTTTTGCTTTAATTGTAAAAGAAACAGCTGGGTTAACACTGGTAGATCCCTCAAAAGTAATGTCTGGTATCAGTTGTTTTATAGACACAAACTTATCCCCATCACCAATATCCATAGGTGCAGATTCAATAAATGACGTCATAGCAGAACCATCGTCATCGTACCCTGTTTCGTGGTTATATAAATATGTTCCGCCTGTGGCTAAAGGTAGTTGTCTTATACCTCTATCTAACCAAGCATCGCGAGCTAATGTTCCATAATACCATACCTTTTCTGTATAGTTGTAAGCTACATAAGCATCTACATCTGTGCTACCTGATGTTGGATAAAACCAAATTATTTCACTAAATTCAGTATTTAATCCTACATGAACTTTATCTTTGTCTTCAAAGTTAAAGTCTAAAAATACTTTATCTTTTACTGTGCAAGGTAAAGGTGTTGTTTGTCCTGCATACACATAAAAAGAATCTCTGCCCATCCAAAACACTGCATCATCTACGGCAATAGCGGATGCTGGGCTCATAATGGTAATATTTTTAGAAAGTTCTTGAAGACCAAAAGTAAAAGGAGGCCCAATAAATTTCATAGCGTGTAGGGTTTTGTCTGTAAAAACAAGTATTTGTTGTTTAGTCTCAACAGCTTGAACAAACGTAGAACCCCCACCTAATCTTAAATCACCTGCTGTATTTGTAGCGGACGGAAACCAATCAACTGGATCTTCCTGAGAAGAAAAACGAATTAATAATGGGTCTTGCGTACCATTACCTTGTGTCGCACTTGCATTAGCACCAAAACCATCACAGCCAAAAGCAATAACATGACGATCTTGGTCAGATACAATAATTTGTTTTGCAACAGTAGGTACACTTGTTTCTCCAGAATACAAAGAAGTTGCACTTAATTCTATAGCTCTTGTAGAAAGTCCGTTTGTTTTATCCCAATAATAAATACCACTATCTCTAGGATTTATAACTAAGTCTTCTCCAAAATTATCATGTGACCATGTTCTTATTTGAGCACCAGACACAGTAAGCGATGATGCTTGACCCCATCCAACAAAGTCATCAGCAGAAGAAGCATTACCTTTTGCTAATCTTACCAAAGTGTTATCGGAATGAGTTGCTGCTGTAGTACCATCTGCGCCTCTTGTTGATGGACCTCCGCCCGTTCCTAATGTGTTAGATGATAATGTGCCTACTGTAATTAATTCGTCTTCTATTAAAATAGTATCTGTTGCAACAATACCAGTAGAGCTATCTACATCTATAGCTGTTTCGCTATCGTCTAGTGCTTCATTAAGTTGTGTAGCTAAAGCACCACTTGTTGTGCCACCATACTGACCTGCACCCCAACCTGTACCACCAACTGTTGAATCTGTACCAACATTTAATTGATAAGTGCCCACAACACTACCACCACCACTGCCTGTATCGGAGCTGTTAGCCGTAACGCCTACTGTAATTGTGTATTGATTAGAACTTATAAGACTTTGTATTTGATATTCTTGGTTTAATACTGTTGCTGTCACTAAACCACCTAATGATGCTGCACCAGAAAAAGTAACAAAATCATTTAAGTTTGCACCATGAGCAGGGTCAATAACAGTTACAGTTGAGGAACCATTTGTTGCAGAAAAAGTTACATCCCCAGCACTTGTTGTAGATCTAACTGGTGTTATATCATTAAAGGTTGTTCCTTCTTCTATGTAATATTTTAAATGTGTACCTATGCCTAAATAGTCTGAACTATCTAAAGCCACCCAGTTATGTAATCGTCTTGCTTTACCTTGATAAGTATTAGCATTGTGTTTAACCCAGCCACCAAACTTTTCTGGAAACCCAAAACGAAATCTTATTTTGTTCCCATCAACAAAACCACCTTCATTACTGTATGCTGTAACATCTGAGTTTATTCCGGGTTTAAATTTTAAAGTTATCATTGGCATTATAAAGCACTCGCTGATAAAGTTCCTGTTAAACCCGAAGTAACAATACTTCCTGTTCCGTTATTCACGGGAGCTAAAGCATAAGGTTGGCTACTTCCATCATTACCACTAACTGTTCCTACTATATCAAAAGAACCATCGGTTGAATCTCTGTTTGCTGTCTGTGTAGCACCTGCTGATACAGACACAGAGCCAAAAGGATTGTCATCGCCAGTTATAGCAACAGCAATCGCTAAATTATTTGTAAATCTTATTCTTCTTCCTGCTGTAACAACAGTCATTCCACTTGCTGTAGCAGAAGTTATTGCTGAAGCTGCCTCTTCATCATCAGAAGTGCTCCAAGAGAAAGTTTGGCAACCCCCCGGTTCGTCTCCACTACCATCATCAAAATTGGCTGTACCGTCTTGTCTTGTAAAAACACCACTAGATACAATAAACCTTACCCCTAAACAATTTGGATTACCAGTAACAGTAGCTGTAGACCCCGACACTATACCACCACTTACTGATTGACCTGAAAAAGAGCCGCTTTGTAAACTTCCATTTATTTTCCAATTAGCGGCTATACCACTAGCATTTGCTCCCGCTGAACCAAAAACAGTAGAAGATTGAGCATTTGTTAATAAAGTCCCTGCTGTTACACTAGAACTACTAACAACAATAGTTGTTCCAGAAGGAACTTTTGGCATAAAATAAGGTGTGTTTGATCCACTTCCAGAACTATAACTTGTTTCTGTTCCAGAACCATCTACAGTAACCCAAGTTGTAAAAATCACAGATTGACCCGTAGCATTATAAGTATGATCGTCATCAACAATAACTGTAGAACTATCACTATTACTTGGTGTGGTTGTACCCGTATAAGAATTAGATGCTTGAGTAGCTGTAAAAGTTTTTAAAGTAGATTGTACATTACCACTTCCTATTATTTCTAAAGCTGTGCTTGAATTATTAGTTATAGGAGATCCACTAGAGTTTAAAATATTATTGCCATTTGTATCTAAGATTATTTTTTTATGAGCACTATCATTGCTCAGTGTTAAATTACCAGAAATATTGTCAGTTAATCTAAAGATTTGCACAGGTAATTTGCTTTTAGATGTACCTGCTTTGTCATTTAAAGTTCCTGATGAACTTACTGTTGTAAACCCTACATTACTTATAAAAGGGATCATCTAACTACCTATGATTTAACTGTTTCTATAAACGAAAAGTGAGAGCCATTATAAATTGCAAAAGCAAATTCTACCGAACTACCTAAAGAAACTCCTTGTGAATTAGTTGGATAAGACAATGTTAAAGTATTACTTGTTGAAGTCTTATCTATAATAATATATTGCCCAACTGCTAAACTTCCTGCTGCTAAAGTTAAAGCAACATTGTTACTTGAACTATCCACTCTTTGATAAATAGATTTAGCGGCACTCGGTGTTAAAGTTGAACTTGAACTGGTTATAGCAGAAGGAGCAGAAAAAGCATTAGCGTTATAATATGTGCTCATGTCTGTAACCGCTACTTGTTTCATGGTCCCCGCATCGTTGTACACGACCCTATCTGCATCAACCACTGTTGTTGATGTAGCAGATGTGCCCCCATCCATAATGTTTAATTCTGCTGCTGTAGAAGATATAGCTGTGCCTCCCATTCTTAAAGCAGACACATCTAAAGCACTTGTTACATCATTTACTTTTGCACCAGACCCAGCACCATCGGCATATACAATTTTAAAAGATCCATTTGGCACAGTTACATTGCCTCCAGAACCTTGCGTTAAAATAACAGAATAAGGGCCGGAACTTCCAGAGTCTGTTGTACCATTGTAAATAAGGTAAACTTTGTCTTGGTCATTTGGCGATATAGTTACTGTGTTGTTTGCACCTAAAGCACCTGTAAAAGATAACACTTTATATCCACCATCAGACAATGTTCCATCAGTAGTAGTTAATGTATGAGTTGTTCCAGATAGAGAAATAGAGCCTACACCATTTATAGCTCTATCTATAATATCAAAGTTGGTATTGGTCGTTGTCCCCCAAGTTCCCGATTGTTCTCCAGTGCCGGGTTTTTCTATTCCTGTATTTACTGTATATGTACTTGCCATAGTTCTATCCTTATATAATTCTAGGACCTATATCAGTCCATGTTTCATCCCCAGATGGAGATATTACCGCCCATGTTTCATCCCCAGATGGAGATATAGAAGTCCATGTTTCATCTCCTGTAGGTATTATACTCCTCCAATGCTCTCTGGACAATATCTTTATGTCATTAAAAGCGACTTCACTAAATGCAAAATGACCACCAAACATTATGCTAAATCTCCGTGTACTGTACACATTAATGTTTCAGCATCTTCATCTGAAGCATTATCTGGTCTATTAGTTGATATTCTGAAGCTACCTACTGCGTGTGCTGTATCATGGTCATTTTGATAACTTGAACAATATAAATTTTCAGTAACAGAAGCATCTCTTTGTGTATGACTTCCTATTGAATAATCATTATTGTTCATATCATTGTTTATTGCAAAACTGTAGTCTCCAGTTCCATTATCAGTTGTACCACTTATATTAAAACTATCTCGTGTCGCAATAGTTCCTGTTCCATTTAAATTAACCCAGACTTTAGCCAACCCCTGTTGCAGATTAGTAGTAGCATCTCCACCTTCTCCCACAATAGCTGTAGATTTATCTGCTATCAATCCTGCTAAATCTGCTGACCTACTCATGCTAGGTCTCCGTGAATTGTTACGCAACATTCATCGCTATCAAAGTTAGTTCTATTTGAAGTTGCATGAACAAATGCTGCTTCATACCTAACTAAACCTGTTGTTCGGTAGTCACTAAATGTAACATTATCTGGCAAACCAAAAGTATAAATACCATTTGTAGCGTCATCAAAATGTGCTACTCCTATATGAGAAAAGTCATCATTATTCATATTACTATTAATTGTAATAGTGTAATCACCAGTACCATTATCTGTTGTACCACTAATATTCAAACTATCGTTTGTAGCTATAGTGCCAGTGCCATTCATATTTATCCATGCTTTAGCACTACCTCCTGCTACAAAACTCGTAGCAACACTATTATTACTACTTGCATCTGTTAATGTGTCTACTCTTAATATACTTGCCATTATGCTAAATCTCCTGCTATAGCATGACCAGCTTCATCACAATCACTAGCTGATGCGTTATTAGGTGCTCTTGTTAACACATCACCAGTATTTGCTGTTGTCGCTTGGTCAGTATTTTCCATTCCATGAGTTCTCCAATCACCAGAACCAATTATAGGAGCATGATTTGCATTTGCCATATTGTTAATAAAAGCCATTACATAATCACCAGTTCCATTATCTGTAAAACTTGCCTGATTAAAACTATCTCTTGTTGGAGTTCCTTCTGCTCCATCATAACGACACCAATGTTTTAGTAACCCCTGTTGGAGATTGGTTGTCGTTGAGTTTCCCTCACCTGTAACTGCCACACTACCTGCTGTGGTTACACCTGTAATTGTATCTACTTTTAATTGACTCGCCATTATAAATCCTTACACAATCCTATATCCATAACAAAGAGTATATCCACCTGCAAATGTTTGAACAGTAGGATCTGACCCACTTGCATCTGATGCTCTATTATAAAATGTTATTTCATCTCCTACAGATAAATTGGCTATTGTTGAAACAGGCACACTTGTTGAAAGTTGGTCTGCTTCTGAGTTATCTGTTATATCTACATTTGCTATATGAGTTCCATTTTTATAAATAGCAGACCTAGAAGTTTTACCATCATCTCCTATTCCATCAAAATCTATGTATGCCACATAGTAAAGCATATACAGTCCTGCATAACCTGTTGGGACAGTAAATTTTGATGAAGCAAAAGCACTATGAGTGTCTATTTCATTTTGTGTTAGTCCAGTATTTTGAACATAACTATTTGCTGTTATTGTATATTGAGCAGCAAGTTCTGCATAAAAAGCTAAAGATATAGAGCCACTTCCTGCCTTTGGTCTTATATTATCTACATTTAATTGACTTGTCATACGATACTCCAATAACCATTAACAGTAACAGTTGCCGATTGTGTTATAGGACCTGCACTGACGCCATTCTCATCACTATCTATTGTTATATCGGCACTTATAGTATTACCATTTAATCTAATTATACTGTTATTTCCTTTAAATGGATATCTCGTATCGGCTTCTGTTTTTGTATATGAATTAGCTACAGAAAATGTATCATATACAACCATCTCAACAATATCATTTAAACTTGCACCTGTTCCCAACACAACAGTTGTCCCCGTTGTAGCTGTATAATCTGTTCCAGCTTTAAGCAAAACACCATTCTGGTAAACATCCATATACAAACTATCGGAATAACTTAATGATAAAGAATTAGCATCACTGCCACTAAATGAAGTTTGACTAGCAGTTGCCTGATACTGAAATCTACTTCTTACTCCAAAATTTTGTGATCTTCCTATATACGGCATTATGCTAAGTCTCCAAAAAATAAAACTGTATTAGGGTCATAATCTAATGCTGAAGCAGCATTATAGACATCCACTGTTCTAAAATTACAACTTCCTGTTGACCTTGCACTTGTTGTTTTAAAATGCACAAGACATTCATCATTGCCAGATGCACCTTGAGGTCCCATTCCTGCACAACAATAATTAGTATTTGCAAAATCGTTTGCTATTGTAATTGTAGGTAATCCAGTTCCACCATCTGTCATACTTGTAACATTAAATGAATCATCAACAGCAGCAGTACCTGTCATGTCAATATCTGCCCAAACTTTACATAACCCTTGTTGGAGATTAGTCGTAGCTGTAGCTTCACCTGCAATAGATGCAGCAACACCTATGCCTGAATTTATAACTCTAGTAAGAGCCATCTATTACTCCTATGCGTAAGGACTTGTGCCTAGATTAGTGGTGTCCCAAGCTGCTTTTAACTTTGTTATTGTATCTGCATTAGTAATTGCAGAAGCCGCTGGAGCATCCCTTAATGCTTTTTTCTTCGTTTTAATTGTAGATTGAGCAGATGAATCATCATCTTCCAATGCTTTCATAAACAAAGTATCTTGTTCTTCAAGTAATGGTTTCCTTACTGCTCTTATTTTGTCTTTAAAAATAACTTTAGCTGCTGTCATGTCTTCTGTAATAGTCGTTCCAGACAAGCTCCAAGCATTTCTAAAATGTCGGTCAGATGGAATACTGGCTGTAGAAGCATCTATAGTATTACCATCTTTATCCGTTATCATTGTTGTTGCCATAGTTAATCTCCTTATGCTACTTCTTGGCTTTTGTTAACATTTTCATCAATTTTCCAAGCATTTCTCCAAACTCTTGTACTTGGAAGTTGATCCTTTTTACAGATAACCAATCTAGGTCTATTGGCTTTCTCGTAATCTCTCCACACTCTCTGTGGTATATCCTTCATAATTAAATATTCTATTGCCTGTTCTTCTGTCATTGGCTCAATAGGTTTTGTATTATGCAGTAAATAACCTCTTGTATGTTTTTTAAAATCTGGCTTTGCTTCATCTTCTGCTAATGCCCAATATACTTCAACTGGAGGTAAAATACCACCCTGTAATGCACAAGCCATCCAATTAGGGTCAGGTACAGTTACCTTTGCACACTCATCTAAATTATCAGGATCTTCCCATACCACACGATAATCAGATTGTTTGCCTTCTAACTTTTCTTTCGCCCAACACAATCTATCCCAAAGATGTGTGCCTTGAAATTCTGGTGTTTCTATTGTCATGCCATATCTCCATGTAAAGTAATACAATTTTGTGTATCTGCGTAAGCATTGTTATCCCCATACATATAATGTAAAAAACTAGAAGTAGTTTGGCTACCCACATAAGGTTCAGATATGTTATTATATAAAGAATGACCAATACTATAATTAACTGTGTTAAAATTACTTGAAAAATTAGGTGTTTGCTGACCTGTATTTGTGTCGGTTAAAGAACTCACATTAAATGACTCTGTAATACTTGCACCATCACCTGGAAATTTACCTCTTGCACTACATTTTTGAACCAAATAATCAGCATCAGTAGAAGTTGCTGTTACACCTGTTTTGCCACTTATGTTTCCAGTTGTTTCTAATGTATCAAATGCTATTGTTCCGTTTGCCATTATGCTAAATCTCCTAATGTTTGAGCAGTTGGAGACTCCCAATCATCTGCTGCCGTAGTATTACTTGCACAATGTAAATCAAAGGATGTAGTAGTTTTTTCTAAAGATGCAGGACCTTGTCTACCTTGTGCCGAACCATCTTCGTCATATGCACCACCTGTTGTTACAGAAAAAGTGGCATTGTTCATATTATTTGCAATAGTTACTGTATAATCACCCGTTCCATTATCTGTTATAGATGTATTATTAAATGAATCGGTTACAGCAACAGTGCTTGTGCCATTTAAAAGAATCCAATGTTTACACAACCCTTGTTGTAAGTTAGTCGTGGTA